TCCACAAGGTCCTACCGGACCTACCGGCCCACAAGGTCCTGCCGGCTCCAACGCCACCGTAACCGCAGGCACCGGCATCAACGTCACCGATGGCGTTGTTTCCTTAGCAACTTCGTTTTACACAGCCAACCAATACGTCCAAGCGCCCACTGGTACAACCCTCCAGCGCCCCGGCACTCCAGCCACCGGCATGATCCGTTTCAACACCACAGCCGGCTGCTTCGAGGGTTACACCGGAAGTGCATGGATAAACCTTTCGCCCGCCACTGTTGATGACGTTGGAGCAACCATTTAATTCTTTTGTTGTATACTACAAAAGTAGTTGATACTTTTGGCAGTGAAAACACTTGCTGAAGTCATCCAACCCGACGGCTCCACTCGCTGGGAGATGGTCGAACTGGATGAAGCGGCTCGGTCTAAGCCCAAAGCCCCGCCGGTTGCTGAGCAAAAGCCGAAGCGCACCCGCAAAGCCACCGCCGAACCCGCTTCTTACGAAGCCCCCGAAACCACCGAAACCCCGGATTTCTAATTCATGGAAGAGCAAGTCATCCAGGAGACGCCCGTGGCGACTCCTACCCAGCCCGTGGCTGGAACCGACGCTCCACAACCTGATTTTCGAGCCGAATACGAGGCTCAAATCAACGCCCTAAAAAACCAAGCCGTCGAAGCCGAGGAACGTTTCCAAGGCATCAAGGCAAAACTCGACGAGGTCTACAAAAAACAGGACGAACAGCGTAAAAAGACGCTGGAAGACCAAGGCCAGTGGAAGGACCTCTGGGAAGAGGCCAACCGCACCGCGCAGGAAAAGGACCAACAAATCCTTGACCTGCAAAAACAGCTGGAGGACTTGCGCCAGTCCAACGAAAACGCTGCCATTCGTACACGCGCAATGGCCGCAATCAGCCAAGCCGGCGCTATTAACGCCGAGCAAATGCTGCAACTGGTGCAGAACAACCTTCGCAAAAACGATTCAGGCACCGTCGTCGTGCTCAACGGCGGTGTAGAGCAGGATCTCACGACCTATCTAGCCACCCTGAAAGCCCCTGGTTCGGGTTACGAGCACCACTTCAAACCCAGCTCCGCCGCTGGAATGGGCGCCAAACCCGTCCCCGTCGGAGTTGCCTCGACTGGAGTAGCAAACCCCTGGAAAGAAGGTTCAATCAACCTTACCCAGCAGATGCTAATTTCTAGTCAGGACCCCGATCTCGCAGCTGTGCTGAAGAGAGAGGCAGGACTCTAAATCGCGTCTGTGGCGCTTACCTAGTCCGTGACTAGGACCCCGCACACCCCAAACCCTGGTACTTAGAAATGGCCGCACCATTTCAGAACTATTCCGGCGGTGTCCTTCTTGCGGACATCGTCAAGCGCAATAACCTCAGCACCTATGTGTCTGAGGCCATCAAAGAGCGCAGCCTGTTTATCAAGAGCGGCGCTGTGGTTCGCAACAGCCTGCTGGATGCCCGCGAAGGCGGCACCCGCATCCAAGTCCCCGAGTTCAACCCCGTGTCTCCCACCGAGGAGATCATGAACGGGACGGCCACCTGGGGCACCAGCAACGCCGGTTACCTGACCCCTCAGAAGATCGGCACCGCCACCCAGATCGCCACCATCTGCCACCGCGGTTTCGCGTATGCAGTGGACGACGTCGCAATGCTTGCGGCTGGTGAAGACCCCATGCTTCACATCCGCAACCAGTTGGCCGACGCCATCAACAAACTGAACAGCGCCCGTCTGTTCAGCATGTTCGGCGGTCTGTTCTCCAGCGGCGGCCCCCTGCACTCCCACCGCCTCAATCTGGCTGTGGGCACCGCATCTGGCGCTGCTGAGGCCAACTTCCTGACCGGCTCTGCCGTGGCTCGCGCCCGTGCCGCCCTCGGCGAGCGTGGCGACGAACTGGACATCCTGGTGGTCCACCCCTCCGTGGGCTTCTACCTGTACCAAGTGGGTCTGCTGACCTTCTCCACCTCGGCTCTGGCTGCTGCCGGCTCTGTGGTGTGGGGCGGTGGCGGCGTGGGCGTGGGTGCCCGTGCCATCGGCGAGTTCGCCGGCTGCCGCGTGATCATGGATCCCCTGGTCAACACCGTTGCCCCTGGCGACGCCGGCGACCAGCGTGAGTTCCGCTGCTTCCTCATGAAGAGCGGCGCCGTGCTGGAGGGCGTTCAGCAAGATCTGCGGATCGAAGCTGACCGCAACATCCTCTCCAAGCAGGATGTTCTGTCTGTGGACTACCACTCGGCCTATCACGTGATGGGTACCAAGTGGAACTCCGCCACCGACAACCCCACCAACGCCCAGTTCACCGACAACAACAACTGGGCCGCCACCTACGACATCGACCTGATCCCGATTGTCGAGGTGATCGTGAACAGCCCCCTGGACACCACCACCATCTGATAATCAGACCGTGGACGACTCAAGCCTCACCTTCGGGTGGGGCTTTTTCATTGCCGCTACACTGCAATAAAGAATGAACAGTTGCTGTGGCCGCGACAATTAACGCCACCTTGAGTAGCGCCACGGCCAACAGCTACGTCACGCTGGCCGACGCCAACTCCTACTTCGAAACGGTCCCCGACTCCGCCACCTGGACCAACAAGACCGACGACCAGAAAAACCGCGCCCTGATCTCCGCCACCCGCTGGATCGACAGCCTCAACTACCTGGGCGACCGTTGCGACGAAGACCAAGCCCTCAAATGGCCCCGCAACAACTACGACGTTGACGGCGTGGAGCTGGAGTGCTCCCTAATCCCCGCCCAAATCAAATACGCCACCTACGAGCTAGCACGAGCCCTCGCCAACGACACTGGTGCTATCACTGATAGCACTGGCACCACCGGCCTCTACGACGAAGTCAAACTGGGCGACCTCCAAGTCAAATACAGCAAAACCAGCCAAGCCGTCGGCACCATCAACAACGTCTTCGACGTCTACCCCTGGCTCCAGACCTACCTCGGCCCCTACTGCCTAGGCGGCTCGGGCTCCTTCCAACTCCGCGTCTACAGAGGCTGAAATGGCTGGCGCCCTCGACTCCCTGTTCAAGTCCGTCGCCAAAGACGTGGTCGCCGAACTTGGCACGTCCCTCGACACCACCATCACCTACACCCGCAAAGCCACCCCCACCTACAACACCAGCACTGGCGCACTAACCACAACCAACACCAACTACTCCAACATCAAAGTTCCAATCGAATTTGTGGTCTCCGAAGAAGAGGAAGGCCGCGAACAACGCCAAGCCAAGATTTACATAACCCCCGACCTAATCGGCAACAACCAACCCACCCTCGGCGACGAAGTCAGCTTTTCTTACGCCGGCTCCAGCCGCACCGCCCAAATCACCGACATTCGCACCTACCGCGGCGGCCAAACCTACCTGTTCATCCTGCTGGTGCGCTTCTGATGAGAAAGCCGCTGACAAAAGAAGGGCTCGCCAACGACATCAAACAAAACGTCACCACGGACTTAAACCGCCTGGTACGCATTGTTGTGCGCCAGCTACCTGCTCAAAGCCCGCAGTACACAGGCTTTTTTGCCTCTAGCTGGAAAGCCTCCACAACTCGCCCCAGAGCTATCGACAGAGTTGAAGACTTTTCACCCTGGGACCGAATTAAAAAAGAAAAAGATAAAAACCCTTCAGTTCAAGCTCGCGTACAACCGCGTTTTACGGTGCCGCGTTTTTCCTTCAACGACACAGTTTTTATAGGCAACACTGCAGTGTATGCACGTTACGCATTGGCGTCACCTTCAAACACAATTCCGGCCTTTGTCCAAGGTGAAATGCGCTATCTGGTCGATTTTATTTTCGGCGACAAAAAACGCCCCGATGTTCGCGTAGCCGCAAGCCCACTAGGATTCGACGGAGAGGACCTGTCTTCTGTCCGTGGTTCTAGGTACATGAGGTCATGAGTCTCGTACACGTCCGCGCCGCATTTGAGAAAGCCGTCACCGACGCCGTAGCCGCCGTCGATCCCACGGTGACCATGGTGTACGACAACGTCCCGTACACCACACCCAGCAAAACCACCAAATACATCGCCATTTCAGTCAATTTCAATCGTTCCACGCTCCAAAACATGGGCGCCGCAGCCGACTTCTACACCGGAGTCATCACCTGCAACGTCTACGTCCCCAAAAACGCTGGTACATCTACGCTGGCCTCCATTAGCGAGGCAGTCATTGACGGCCTCACCTCCGTCAATGCTTCCGGCTACACCGATACCTTCACCTGCGACCCCCGTGTTCTTGACATCGTTGGTCCGACACCGTTAGACATTGAAGATCGCTCGCACTTTATCGGCCTGATCTCTTGCCAATTCACGGCAAACGCCTAGTGTATTATTGAACAACTTGCACCCGCTCCATGCGAGCCGTTGAACTGCTCCGCAACAAATTCGGAGTCAGCCAGCTTTACAAGCACGAAGTCAAGTCCGGCGACGAGACCCTGCTGGAGATTTACTGGCACCCTCTGACCATCGCCGAACGCGAGTCCATCCAGAAGAAGTCCGGCACCGATGATGCTGGTGACTTCGCGCTGAGTCTGATGATCGAAAAAGCCCTCGACAAGGACGGCAAGCGCCTGTTCCAAGACGGCGACCGCGCCGCCCTCCGCCGCGAAGTCGAAGCCAGCATCCTCCAAGAAATCCAACTGGCAATGCTGACCTCCGGCTCCGAAACCAAGGTGGAGGAAGCGAAAGCCGCTCTAAAAAGCTAATAAAGACTGGCTCTTCATCTTTTTCATAGCGAAAGAGCTGGGCATGACAGTCCGCCAACTAACTCAGGAATTAACCACTGAGGAGCTGACGGGCTGGGCAGCTTTTTACGAGCTTAAAAGTGATGAGGAGGAAAAAGCCATGAACAGCGCCAAAACAGGCAAAGCTGTTCAAGCCATGAGCAGGCGTTAGACTTCCTTGAGAACTTCTGCGCCGCGCCGTGGCTAATTACAGCGTAGATATTGAAGTTGCCCTTAAAGGTGTAGACAAACTACGCGATTTTGACCGTATTATTACAAATAGTGTAAACGAGTTAAATAAACTTGAAAAGGCTCTAAAAAACGTAAAACAACAAAATCCTTACGATGTTTCAGGCGCCAGAAGAGTAACAGAACTAGATAAACTACGACTAAATATTATTAAAGAAACAAACCGTGCTTTAAGTGAGCAAGAACGCATCCAAAGAGGCATAAACAGTGAAATTGCACGGCAAAATCTTGCCATGCAAGTTCAGGCACGTAGAGCAGCTTCCCCAGGAGTTCAGCGTCGCACGATTGCCGGCATCGCTTACCCAGAAGGCGCCGGTCCAGGAATGGGACCTGGGGCACAGCGGAATATTGACCTGGCACGTATGCAGCGTGTCACCAATGCGCGTATCACGACTGCGTATCCGGGCCCTATTGGTCCAGGTCCCGCAAGTCCTGCAGCCTTACGTTCGCCAGTAGCCCGACGTATACAAGAAGCTTTAGCCAGACAGGCACTGATCGAAAACGCAGGCTTTGGTGTTCAAGGACCGGCAATGCCTCCGGCA